GGAATGTTAACACATTTTTTATTTAATAGATAAAATGAAAAATAAAAAAACACTTAACGAATTAAGGCAAACTAAAGAATATTACAAGCATCCTTATGAACCAGTAGTAAATGGTATCAAATACTTATGTGCTATATATCCAAACAATGCTGATCTTGGTGCAGCAGTTCGTGAACACTTTCAAATACACAAAGATGAACGCAAATAAAAAAGGCAAAAGGTTTGAATTAAAAGTGGCTAAATATTTAGCTGAAAAACTTGATGCTAATATTAGAAGAACTCCCAACAGCGGTGGGTTATCTATGAAAGGTGATATACTATGCATTGATGATCAATCTATATTATCTGAGTTTAACTGGGAGTGTAAGAATCAAGAAAAACTAAACATATGGAAAGCACTTGAACAAAGTAGAAATGATTGTTTAGGTAATGCAAAGATGCCAGTAGTATGTTTCACTAAAAACTTTGAACGTGATTATGTGGCTATTGAATTAGATGATTTTGTAAACCTATTAATAGAAGTTGAAGAAGGTCGAGCTAAATAATATATTAGAACACCTTGCACTTTATCATAATGATTTTTGTGAAATTGCGAATAATTTATTATATAAGAAAGATAAGAAAGTTGTACAAGATATAGTACAGGAAATGTACATTAAACTATATGAACAAGTACACGATGGAAAACTGGAAACACAACAATTAATAATAAACGATAAACCACACTTTGGAATTATAAAAAGAACAATAAAAAGAATAATACAAGATAACGCAAACAAAGAAAACAAGATACCTAAAGACGATAACGCAGTAATAAAAAACATAGTAGAAGAAGAAGAATTTGAAATAGAAGAATTTAACAATAAAGTACTAGACATATTAAATGGAATGTATTGGTTTGATCGTAAACTTTTTACGTTGTATGTTAAGCAATTCAACAGTATTAGAAAGTTGGCAAAGGAAACCAGATTAGGACACGTAACAGTATATAATACAATTAAAAGAGCAAAAAAAAATATTAAAAAGAAACTATATGAAAAGTAAGGGATTAGGAGATACAATAGAAAAGATAACAAAGGCAACAGGTATTAAAGCTGGTGTAGATTACATATTTGATAAACTAGGAATGGATTGTGGATGTGAAGCAAGAAAAGAAAAATTGAATAAACTATTCCCATACAAAAAAATAGAATGCTTAAACGCAGAAGAATATGAAACATTAAAAGATATATTTAAACACATCAATAATAGATTAGGTGCAACAGAACAACAAAAATTATTAAAAATACATAATAGAATATTCAATCAACAAAGAAAAATGTCAAGCTGTGGTAGTTGTGTAAAAGAACTAGTAGACACAATGAGAAAACTATTTAATGAGTATGAATACGAACAAGAAACACAAACTGAAGAAGGAAGCTGAAGATAAGTTAAGAGAATATTTAGAAGAATATGAAAACAGAGAAAATCAAAATATCAAAGATCAAGAGGAATCCTAATAATCCAAGATTAATAAAAGATGATAAGTTTCATAAACTTGTTAAATCTATAAGAGAGTTTCCACAGATGTTAGATATAAGACCAATTGTAGTAAATGATGATATGATTGTGCTAGGCGGCAACATGAGATTAAAAGCTTGTAAAGAAGCTGGACTTAAAGAAGTGCCAATTATAAAAGCAAGTGAATTAACAGCAGAACAACAGCGAGAATTTATAATCAAAGACAACGTTGGTTTTGGTGAATGGGATTGGGATATGATAGCTAATGAATGGGATACTGAACAGCTGGATGATTGGGGTTTAGATTTGCCTGTTGATTTTAATGTAGTAGAAGAAGCAGCAGAAGAAGATGACTATACAGAACCAGACAATTTAAAAGTTGATGTTGTGCTTGGTGATTTAATAGAGATTGGAGAGCATAGGTTATTATGCGGAGATAGTACAGACAGCGACCAAGTGGCTAAGCTAATGAATGGAGACAAAGCTGATATGGTATTTACTGACCCACCCTATGGGATGTTTTTAGATACAGATTATTCTAAAATAAAAAAAACTGAAAATTCAATAGGATTTAAAGGTAATAAAACTGGAAATAAATATGATAAAATAATAGGTGACAATGAAGATTTTACACCAGAATTAATTAATACAATTTTTGCTTCATTCCCTAAAACAAAAGAAATATTTATTTGGGGTGCAGATTATTTTGTTGACTTATTACCCAATTATGGTAAAGATGGAAGTTGGCTGGTCTGGAACAAAAGAAGTAGTGAAGCACAACAAAGGGGAATAGGAAATTGTTTTGAGTTATGCTGGTCTTTAAATAAACATAAAAGATTTGTATTAGATTTTGAGTGGTTTGGATTTTTAAGTAAGGATGACCCTAAAGAAGCAAGAAATAGACAACACCCTTCAATGAAGCCGTCCAAGTTAATTAGCAGAATGATTAATGAATTTTGCAAAGAAGCAAAAACTATTGTAGATATTTATTTAGGTAGTGGTTCTACTATGGTCGCAGCACACCAACTTAAAAGAAAATGTTATGGAATAGAATTAGACCCTAAATACTGTCAAGTAATAATAGACAGAATGCAAAAGCTAGATGACACCCTAGAAATAAAAATAAACGGCAAAAGTTATGGCAAATGAAGAAAACATAAAACCGTATGAGTTTAAAAAAGGGCAGAGCGGTAATCCTAAAGGCAGGCCAGTAGGAAGTAAGAATAGAAGTTCAATTGTAAAAAAATGGTTGGAGACAGTCGAAAAGGCAAAGAATCCAATAAGTGGAGAATTAGAAGATTTAAGCCAAGAAGATATGATTACATTAGCAATACTTAAAAAAGCAAGAACAGGCGATGTAAGAGCATATAAAGAACTTATGGACTCATTATATGGCACAGCTAAAGATACAATAGATATTAATGCAAGTACTTCTGGTATTGACTTTGACGAACTTATGGAAGCAATGAGAAAAAATGCTAAACCGTAAATTCTTAATATTAGATAATCCTACAAGATATTTTATTTTTACAGGCGGCAGAGGTTCTGGCAAATCTTTTGCAGTTTCTTACCTTGCGCTTATGTTATTAATATCAAATGAAAATCATAAGATATTATACACAAGATATACATTAAGGTCAGCAGGCATTTCTATTATACCAGAGTTTAAAGAAAAAATTGAAATGCTTGGTTATAATCATTTGTTTCATTTTACAAGAGATGAGATAATATGTAAGCAAACTGGAAATGCAATTTTATTCAGAGGTATTAAAACCTCATCAGGAGATCAGACAGCAAACTTAAAATCATTGCAAGGCATAACTACTTGGATAATAGATGAAGCTGAAGAAATGGCAGAAGAAGATATATTTGATAAGATAGATTTATCAGTCAGGCAGAAGGACATAAAAAACAGAGTTATACTAATTATGAATCCTACAACAAAAGAACACTGGGTGTATCAAAGATTCTATGAGCAGTCAGGAATAAATGCAGGATATAATGGTATAAAAGAAAACGTAACATATTGCCACACAACCTATTTAGACAACAAAGATAATTTATCTAACAGCTACATACAACAAATAGAAAGTATGAAGCAAAGAAGGCCAGATAGATTTAAGCATACTATTGAAGGTGCTTGGCTAGATAAAGCAGAAGGTGTTATATATAGTAATTGGAGCATAGGTGAGTTTAAGTATATTAATAAAGTTGTTTATGGCCAAGATTATGGTTTTAGTAATGATCCTAGTACATTAGTTAAAACAAGCATAGATAAAGAGAATAAAATAATTTATGTTAAGCTGTGTTTCTATCAAGCTAAACTAACCACAAGTGAACTTGCAAACTTAAATGTAAAATATGCAGGTAATGATTTAATTGTGGGTGATAGTGCTGAACCAAGATTAATTAATGAATTAAGTAGACATTGTAATATAGTACCAGCTATAAAAGGACAGGGAAGTGTAACATATGGCATTAGTATGATACAAGATTATGATTTAATAATAGATAGTGATAGTACTGATCTAATCAAAGAACTAAATAACTATGTATGGTTAGAACGTAAATCACAAACACCTGTAGATAACTACAACCACGCATTAGATGCGTTGCGTTATGCAGTAAGTTACCAATTACAAAGTGGTGGTGAATACTACATTTATTAAGCATTGCTTAAGCATTACTAAAGCATTAAGATAAGAAAAGAAGAGATAAGAAAAGAAATATAAAATTTGTACATAACACTTTACACTTTTTTCTACATTATATATATATGAAAGTTACAATTAACATACCTGAATCATTAAGTGAAATAACACTAGCACAATATCAGAAGTGGTTGAAGATTAGTGATAACAATGAAGATAATAATTTTTTAAAACAGAAGATGATTGAAATCTTTTGTAACATACCATTAAAGCAAGTATTAAATATCAAAGCAAATGATATTGATACTATTGTAGAAGATATTAATAAACTGTTTTTAATAGAGCCTAAATTCAAAGATAGATTTCAATACAATGGTGTTGAGTTTGGTTTTATACCTAAGCTTGATGATATGAGCTTCGGTGAATACATTGATCTTGATACATATTTACCAGAATGGCAAACAATGCACAAAGCTATTAACGTTTTATATAGACCAATTAAATACAGTAGAAAAGAAAAATATTTAATAGAAGATTATGAGAGCGCAGATAAATATGATATGAAACAAGTAACACTTGACATTGTATTTAGTGGATTAGTTTTTTTTTGGAATTTAAAGAAAGAATTATTGAACTGTATACTGAACTATTTACAAAATCAAACACCAGACAAATTGCAACAGCAGAAACTGGATTTAATGAAAAGTGGTCTTGGTATCAGTCAATCTATGGACTGGCGAAAGGTGATGTCAGGCGGTTTGATGAAGTTACACAATTAAAGCTACATACGTGTTTACAGTATCTAGCATTTGAAAAAGATAAAGCTGATCTACAAAATCAGTTGTTAAATAAAAAATGAAAAGAGAAAAAATATTAGAAAAGCTAATGGAACAAGAACTGGTAGATAAACACGAATATGTAATTCTTGCAGATGGTTTTGAAGATGCATTTATGGGTGTAACAAGCAGCAAACCAATTAGAGCGGTATACAACTACTGGAAGTGTTTACAGTTATTAATGTTAGATGAAGATGCAGATTTTGATGAATCAATAGATTGGCTAGATGAATT